GGGCCACGGCCACGGGCTGCATGTCGCAGCCGCTGGTCTGGTAGGGCGCAAGCCGGTCGGCCAGCGCCGAAAGGTCGGTTGATAGCATGCCTTACCGCCCCTCCTTCGGGCGGTAAGGGGAGGTAACTACACGCCAGGTGTATGCGTCAAGAGAAAACTACACGCCACGTGACTATGCTGCGCTGGCGGTCTTGCGGGCGGGCTCCGGCACCTCGGCCGCGTCCCCCGCAGCCATCGCCTCCATGATCGCCTCCTTCACGTCCCAGGCTAGGCCGCGGTCGTCGCCGAAGTAGATGAAATCTAGCGTCACGTCCAAGGCGGGAAGAAGCCGCGCAACTTGGTCAAGACTTGGCCGGCGAATGCCCTGTTCCCAGTTGGACAGTGCATTTGGCGCAACGCCTGTCATGCGCGCCAAGTCTGCGGCGCGGAGGTTCTTTGCTCGGCGGGCAGCAACAAGGCGGCGCGCGATGCTGGCGACATCAGCCACGCGACGGGCCATCGCCTGGGATGATCGTGAGACTGGCATACGCAAGACATTAGCGTTCACGACACGTGATCTCCGCACACACCGACGCACTTGACAGCATACACGCTGTGTGTGCAACGCTCCCCGCCCATGTCCACCCCCCTATCGCTTGCCGAGTGCGTCAACGCCCTAGGCGGCACCACCGCCGTCGCGCGCGCCTGCGGCGTCTCGGTCCAGGCGGTCACCAACTGGAAGGCCGCCGGCGCCGTGCCGCCGCGCCATGCCATGCGCCTCTGGGCCATGGCTCGCCGCGCCGGCCTGCCGTGGTGGCCCGAGGGCATGGAAGGCTTCGACCTGCTCCTGCCGGAGGAAGACGGCCCCGAGCCGCCCGCCGCCGGCAGCGTGGAGCCACGGATGGGCGACGCCCCGGCCCCGGCCAGGGCGGGAGAGGCGGCATGACCACCCGCCGCCACATCGCCACCATCCGCGACGGGGCCGCCCGCCGCTCGGTGGTGCTGACGCTCGACGCCTCGGGCGCGGTCATTGACGTGGCGGCGCCGGCGACGAACTGGCACGCCTGGTCGCTGGCCGAGCGCGACTTCGTGGCGCGGCTTTCGGCCGTGCGCGCGGCGCTGCGGCAGGGCCGCGGCCTTGTCGCGCAACGCTGCCAGGCCGAAGCGATGCTCGCGCTGCTCGAGCAGCTCGAGGACGCGGAGGGCCTGGCGGGCCTGCCCGAGCGGGGGCGCGCCTGATGCCGCGGCCCGCCCTCCTTTGCCCCGAGAAACGCGCGGTTGTCGCCGCGGCCCGCCGCCGCGCGCGCCGCGCTCCCGAAGCGCGGGTGTCCCTCGCACCCTCGCCGCCGCGCCGCCTGCCAGGCGCGGCGCCTTCCTCCCGAAGCACCTCAGGCGCGGCGGCAGGGGCGCAACCCGTCCTCGCCGCCGCGCCGCCTTTTGCCGCGCCCCGCGCGGGCCAGCAGAGGGGGGCGGCGTGACGCGCCCGCTCACCGACATCCGCGAGCTGGTGCGGATGCTCGCCGCGCAGGCGCCGCTGCTTGCCGCCGAGCTGCTGCCCAATGGCCGGCGAGAGGGCCAGGAATGGCGCGTCGGCTCCATCCACGGGCAGCCGGGGCGGTCCATGGCCGTCCACCTCACCGGGCCCAAGGCGGGCGTGTGGTGCGACTTCGCCTCCGGCGACGCCGGCGACGCCCTCGACCTCGTCGCCGCCGTGCTCTACGGCGGCGACAAGCGCCAAGCGGTGGCCTGGGCGCGGCGCTGGCTCGGCCTCGATGCCGGCGCCGACCCGGCGGATGCCGAACGCCGCCGGCGCCTGGCCGAACGCGCGCTCGCCCGCGCCGCCAAACCGGATGACGACGCCGTGCGCCGGCACCGTCAGCGCGTGGCCATCGCCCTGTGGTGCAGCGCGCGGCCGCACATCGCCGGCACGCCGGTGGATGCCTATCTGCGCGCCCGCGCCATCGATCTTGCCGCGCTTGGCCGCCAGCCGCGGGCGCTGCGCTTCCACCCCGCACTCTTCCACCGCCCGAGCGGCCAGAAACTGCCCGCCATGGTCGCCGCCATCACCAATCAAGGCGGCGCCCATGTCGCCACGCACTGCACCTGGCTCGCCCAGGACGGGCGCACCGGCCGCTGGCGCAAGGCGCCGGTCGAGCCGGCCAAGATGGTCTTCGGCCCGATGAAGGGCGGAACCATCCGCCTCTGGCGCGGGGCGTCGGGCAAGCCGCTGGCCGAAGCCCCGCCGGGCGACGTGGTGGCCATTGCCGAAGGCATCGAAAACGCGCTGACAGTGGCCATCGAATGCCCCGAATGGCGGGTGCTGGCGGCCGTCTCGTCGGGCAATCTGCCGGCCATCGCGCTGCCCCCGCAGTGTTCCGAGATCGTGCTGATCGCCGACCGCGACGGCGAGAACCGCGAGACACGCCGCGCGCGAGAGGCCGCGATCGCCCGTTGGCTGCGCGAGGGGCGGCGCGTGCGCGTGGCCTTGCCGCCCGCCGGCTGCAAGGACTGGAACGAGGCCGCCCAGGCCGAAGCCGCGCGCGCCCGCGCCATGCAGCCATCCTCGGCCGGGGACGGCGCGGCATGACGGTGAGCAGGCTGCGGTCGGTGCTGCGCGACGCCGAGGAGGCTGGCCGCAAGCCTCGGCTGCTGCCCCAGGGCTGCCCGGTGACGCCGCTCGGGACGCGCCAAGGGATGTTCTTCTACCTCTCCACACTCGGCGAATTGCGGGCGCTGACCGCGCGCGATCACTCCAAGCTGAACCTGATCGCCCTGTTCAGCCCGCAGCATGCGTTCCTGGAACAATGGCACCCGCGGCTGAACCGGGATGGCGAGCCGACCGGCGACTTCGCCGCCGAGCGCGTGGCCAAGGACCTGATGCACGCTTGCGCGCAGGTCGGCGTCTGGAGCCCGGAGCAGAAGGTGCGCGGGCGCGGCGCCTGGCTTGGCCGGGATGGCGACCTCATCCTGCACCTCGGCGACGCGCTCTACGTGCGCGGCCGCTACGAACCCTGCGGCATGCGGGATGACATCGTCTATCCCGTCCTGCGCGCGCGGCCGCACCCGGCCCAGGAGCCGGAACCAGGCGGCGCGCATGGCGCGGCGATGGAACTGCGCACGCTGCTCGGCTCGTGGAGCTGGGCGCGGCCGAAACTCGACCCGCTGCTGCTGCTCGGCTGGATCGGCGCGGCCATGGTGGGCGGGGCGCTGGCCTGGCGGCCGGCGGCCTGGATCACCGGGGACAAGGGCACGGGCAAGAGCACGCTGCAGGACGTGCTGCGCCACCTCTTCGGCGATGGGGAGGGCATCTACAGCCTGGCCGACGCCACCGAGGCCGCGGTGCGGCAGCGGATGAAGTTCGATGCCCTGCCGCTGGCCTTCGACGAGGCCGAGGCCGAGGAAGACAACAGCCGCATGAGCGGCGTCATCAAGGTGGCGCGCATCGCCTCCTCGGGCGGCACCATCATGCGCGGCGGCGCCGATCACGAGGGTGCCGAATTCACGGTGCGCTTCTGCACCCTGTTCTCCTCGATCCTGCACCCGCCCATGCAGGCGCAGGACCGCAGCCGCATCGCCTTCCTGCACCTGCGCCGGCTGGCGCCGGGCGCCACCATCCGCCTGGATTCGGACCACCTGGCGCGGCTCGGCCGGCGGCTGCTGCGGCGCATGGCCGATCGCTGGCCGGCGCTGACGCAAGGCGAGGCGCCGATCCTCGGCCAATGGCAGGCCGAGCTGATGGCGCGCGGGCTCGACTACCGGGGCGCGGCGCAGTTCGGCACGCTGCTCGCCTGCGCCGACGTGCTGCTGCACGACCACCCGCCCGACGGTGAGACGCTGCGCCAGGTGGTGGACAGCGTGGTCGCCGCCACCGACGACGAGCGGGCCGACGAGCTCGCCGACTGGGAGCGCTGCATCGGCCACCTGGTCAGCTCTCTGGCGCAGGCCAAGTGGTCGGGGGGCGAGCAGCGCACCATCGGCACGCTGATCGCGATCGCCGCTGGCCGTCCGGTCATGGCCGACAACCAGGTGCCCACGCGCGCCGACCGGGAAGAGGCGCAGAACGTTCTGGCCATCTACGGGCTGCGCGTGCACCCCGACCTGAATGGTCCCGACCTTGCGGTGGCCAATGATCACCGCAACCTGGCGCAGCTGTTCGAGGGCTCGCACTGGCGGGCGCGCAGCGGCGCCTCCGGTGTCTGGCGGCAGGCCTTGCTGCGGGCGCCAGGGGCGCGGCCGAGCAGCAGCGCCGTCCGGTTCCGCGGACCGCAGGCGCGGGCGGTGCTGGTGCCGCTCAAGCACGTTCTGGCCGACGAGGCGGCGTCAACGTGACCGGCCGTGTCATGCCAGCCCGCGCGCAATCGCCCCAGGAGCGCGCTCGAAGGGCTTTTGCCGTTCGCCGCTATCCCCCTAGCGGCCAGGGGCAGAAAACGCCTCTAGCGCCTTCCTACGGGCTTGCAGGGGGTATTCTGGCGCTGGGTGGTCTCATCCCCGCAGCAGATTTCGCTTGCGTTGGGGCCCTGACCCGTGCGAAGGGGACGGGTATCCGTCAGCGCGGCTGGCGGATCGGGGCTGCCGGCCTTCGCACCCGCAAAAAGCTAGGCAGATCAAGCGGGACAAGGCGGGACAGCACCGTGACGCGCAGTTGTCCCGCCCAACCCATTGGGATCGTTCACGAAAATGCAGGCGTGACAGTGGGACGGGCATTTTTGCCCTTCTCCTGTGATCGCCTATACGCGCGCGTGAGGCTGTCCCACTGTCACGCCTCCGAAAAGGGAAATGGATATAAACACTTAGGCGGGACACATTTCGGGACAGCAACGGGACGCTGTCACGCCCCCCTCGGGGCCGGACCTGAGCGTAAACAAGGGGTTGGCTATGCCGCGCGGCGGGCCGGTTGAAGGCGTAGCCGCCGTGCTGGCGGCCACATTCGACCCCAAGCAATCGCCGGCGCCGAGGGCCGAGCAGCTCGCGCTGCTGCCCGGCGGCCAGGCCGAGGCCGACGCGGCGCGGGCCGAGCTGGTCGAGCAGCCCTCGCGCGGGCGGCCCAAGGGGTCGAAGAACCGGCGCACCGAGGAATGGGCGCGCTACGTGACCAGCCGCTACGGCTCGCCGCTGGAGGCGCTGGCGCGGGTGATGCACGACGGGCCGGCGGCGCTGGCGCAGGAGCTCGGCGTCAGCCTGGTCGAGGGGTTCGACCGCTGGTTGCGTGTGACCGAGGCGCTGATGCCCTACGTGCACGGCAAGCAGCCGACGGCGGTGACGCTCGACAACGTCGCCGCCGCGCCGGTGGTGCTGCAGGTCACCCCCGATGCGGCGATGCGCATGGCCGCCTCGCCGGAGGAAGCGATGGGCGTTCTGAAAATCGCGCTGGATCAAGGGCTTAGCGATGCGCTCGCGGGCGAGTCTAACGACGCGGAGTCTAACGATGGCTGGTGAGGCCGCAGATATCCGCCATTTCCTGAGGCGCATCCGACTGATCGCCAATCAGTCGCCTGCGCCTGGCGCGCGGGCGGGGGCCGCATCCGAGGCGGCCTGCTCGCTGCCCGCCGCCTATGCGCGCGCGATCCGCAAGGGCGTCGGCCGCGCGCAAGGGGGCACGCGCGTGCCGCGGCCGCAAGGGGGGGGGCTGCGCGCGCCGGCCAGCCCGCGCACGCGCGACCCCCGGGGGGGGCAAAACCGGCCGGCCGGTCGCGCCGCCGCCTCTCTGTCCGTCAAGCGTAAAAATTTCCATGCCCATCCGAGCGCGGGCGCGGGGCCATTCCGCGCCGCAGGCGCGGGCGCGGGGCCATTCCGCGCCGCAGGCGGGGGCGCGGGGCCATTCCGCGCCGCAGGCGGGGGCGCGGGGCCATTCCGCGCCGCAGGCGGGGGTTCCAGGCCATGAGCCAGGCTGCCACCACCTTTCGCGCGCCTGGTCCGATCAGCGCGGCTTTCCTCGAGAACACGCACGAAATCTCGGTGCTGTGGGGGCCGGTTGGGTCTGGCAAGACGGTGACCGCGCTGATGCGCGGCATCATTGTGTCCTACTTCGCGCACCCCGAGCGCGATGGCATTCGCCGCGTCAAGGGCGCGGTGATCCGCCGCACCTTTCGCGACCTGTGGTCGACCACGATCCCAAGCTGGTGGGCCTGGATTCCGCAAGGCTCCGGCCGCTGGACGGGCGGCAAGGACGAGCCCGCCACGCATGAGCTGGTGCTCACGCACCCGGACGGCGGCCGCATCGAGCTGATCGTCGAGTTCAAGGCCTTCGGCGAACAGCGCTTGGAGGAGGCGTTGCGCGGCTGGGAAGGCTCCTGGGCCTATGTGGACGAATGCGACCTTCTCGACGAGCGGGCCCTGCCCTGGCTGCTTTCGCGCTGCGGCCGCTACCGGCTCGCGCAGCAGGTGGACCCCGAGCGCCACCCGCCGTGCCGGTTTGTTTGGGGCACGTGCAACGCCACCGATACCGATCACTGGCTTTACCGCGACATGGTCGAGCAGCCGCGCGAGGGCGTGAAGCTGTTTCGCCTGCCCGGCGGTCTTGATCCGAACGCGGAACGCCCGCCCGGCATCACGCGCGAATACTACGAGACCCTGCGCCGCACCATGCAGCCATGGGAGGCGCGGCGCTTTGTTGACGCGCTGCCTGGCTACTCGCGCGACGCGGATCCAGTCTTCCCCGAGTTCAACGCCGCGCATCACGTCGCGCGCGAGCCGTTGCGGCCGATCCCGTGGCGGCCGCTGGTGATCGGCATCGACGCCGGCGGCACGCCCGCCGCGACCTTCTGGCAGCGCGACACGGCGGGGCAATGGCGTGGGTTGGCTGAGCTGGTGGCGCCGCCGAGTGGTGTCATGGGGCCGAGGCGCTTCGGCGAGGCGCTGGCGCAACTGCTTGCCGAGGAGTTCCGCGACGTCGATCCGAAGTCGATTGTCGGCGTGGCGGACCCTGCTGCGGCCTATGGCGCTGACCGGCTGGCCGGCGATGACGACTGGATTGAGACGGTCGCGCGCGTGGCGCGGATTCGGATCATTCCTGCGCCGACCAACAAGATTGCGCCGCGGCTGGAAGCCATCCGCCGACCGCTCACGACTTGGATCGACGGCGTCACCCCTGGCCTCATCCTGTCGCCGACCATGAAGCGCACGCGCCGTGCGCTGGAGGCTGACTACCGCTTTCGTCGTGTTGCGATGGGGCCTGGCCAGTGGCGGCGCGAAGACGTGCCCGACAAGCATAGCCCCAATGGTGCGAGCCACATTGCCGACAGTGTGCAATACGCGCTGCTGCACCTCGGTGGCTATGCCGAGGCCAAGGCGCGCGACCCGCGCCCGGCCGCGCGGTTCACTGCGCCCATCGTCGCCACCACAGGCTTTCGCGTGTGAGGAGAACCCCTGCTATGCCCGTGACTACCATCACGCTTGACCCTGGCCAGAAGCATCACCGTCGCGGTGGTGATGGGGAGTTGCAGCCCAAGCCCGTGCCTGTGCCTGTCGAGGCGCTGGCCGAGCCCAAGCCGGGCGAGCCTTTGCCGCCCTCTGCCGACCCGGACTTTGTCGAGGGGCCGCCGCCCTTGCGGGCCACGGTGACGATCACGCTGCAGCCGCGGCACCACGAATGGTTGCTGATGGCCGCCGCGCGCGAGGGCCGCACGCCGGAGAACATGGCCGAGGCGCTGATCCGCCAGGCCTATGCCGCCGATCCGATGCGCGTGCGCTCCACCTTGCCGCAGGGGCCGGGCCAGCCGGCCGGGACGGCGCGGCGATGAAACCGCCGCCCATTGTTGTGCCGCCCGAGGACGGGCAGGGCGGTGTCGAATATCTCCCGGTGCCCGACCTGACGCCGGAGGAGGTGGCCACCTTTGATGCGGCGCGCCGCGTGCTCGGCGTCACCGAGGGCGAGCTGGTGGCCATCGGCCGCGCCTGGTGGAACCGGACCGGCCGGCACCTGATCCGCGCTCCGGAATGGCGCAACCCCGATGCCGGCATTCAATCCCGCATCACGCGCGGTTTGCCGTTTGAGCAACTGACCCCGATCGAGCAGCAGCGTGTCGCCATCGCGTGTTGGCTGCACAAGATCGCGCCGGCTTTGCAGGCGGGGCAGCCGCTCGATCCGCTGCACCGGGGGCATTGAGCGCGCCATGTGGTTCGTGGGGTTTCCGACGCATGACAGCCGGGTTGCGCCGCGCGGGGGCTGGCGCTGGTGGCGCTGGTTCACGCGGCCTGGGTATCGGCATGTCTGCGCGTGGTGCCCTGCCGGCGATGGCGGCACGCTGTTCCTTGATCCGCTGGCCGGCGGCCTGGTCGTTGAACACTTTCCGCAGCCTGTCGAGTGGGTGACGCGGCA